GCCAAACCCGGGGTGTTACGACCCCCGTTACGCCGCAAACCCGCGTGGTTACGTGCGTTTCGCTGTTACGACCCCACGCACGTACACACATGCGCAGGCGCGTGTGCGCATGTGTGAAGCACCCCGCGTAACACCGTAACGCAAGTAACGACGCGCCTTATCCGCGTAACACCCCCCGAAACACCCGTAACACGACCATGAGCATTGAAGAGAAGAGGGAAGGAATGAGAGAGGCGATGCCGCAGACAGCGGCATGGGTGGCCGAGCTGAGGCTGCTGCTGGGTGCTGACAAGGTCGATGCGGCCATCAAGGCAGGCCAGCAGGCCCGCCGGCAGCACCTGGCCATGGTGCAGGCCCAGGGCGAGGCTGCTGCGGCCGCCTGGCTGCGGCGCCAGCGCTTCCCTGCTGGGTGCTTCTATGCCGAAGAGAACGGCCACACCGTGGGCATCAAGAGGGGCTGACATGCGCATCACCATCGAGACCAACTTCCCCCAGGTGCAGCGTGCACTGCAGGGCCTGCAGCGTGAGGTGGCCGACAAGGCCACGGCGCGGGCTCTCAACGCCACCATCGCCCAGGCCCGCACCCAGATGAGCCGGGAGATCCGGCGCGAGTACATGGTCGACACGCGCTTCATAGGGCAGCGGCTGCGCATCAAGCGGGCCACGTTCTTCAATGGGCGGCTGGGCCTCGAGGCGGCGCTCGACGCTCAAGACAAGCCCAGGTCGGCCAACGTCATGCGCTTCGGTGCAAAGAAGGTGAAGGACGGCGTGAGCGTGAAGATCAAGCGCGGCGGGCAGCGGCAGCTGATCCGCAACGCATTCATCGGCAACAAGGGGCGCACGGTCTTCGCCCGCGTAGCCGGCAGCAAGATGGCATCGCGCATCGGCAGCAAGGGCGCCAAGCACCGCGAGCAGATCGAGCCGGTGCAGACGGTGGACGTGCCGCAGATGTTCAACGCCAGGCGCATCAAGGCGGCGGTGGTGGCAGCGATGGAGGCGCGCTTCCCTGCCATCTTCGAGCGCGAGCTGGCCTTCCTGCTCGGGCGGTTCAACCGTGGCTGACCTGCTGGCCACCCCCGTCATGGGTCCTTCCCAGGGGGTCCACACGCGGGTGCGAAACGACCGCGAAATTCGACTGTTGCACGACCTCTCTAGGGGGGTTGTTTGGTAGCACAGGGGCAGGCCACACAGGCGGCGTTTGGCGCGGCCGTCGGAATCTCGCAGCAGGCCGTGAGCGAGCTGGTGCGCGGCGGCGTGTTGAGCGACGGCGCCACGGCGGCCGAGTGGCTGCTGGCGTACTGCCACCGCTTGCGCGAGCAAGCCGCCGGCCGCATGGGCGCCGACACCTACGGCCTCGACCTCGTGCAAGAGCGCGCCGCTCTGGCCCGTGCCCAGCGCGAGGGCATCGAGATCAAGAATGCTGCCCTGCGCGGCGACTTCGCCAGCGTGCAGCTGCTCGCCCAGGTGCTGGCCAACGCGAGCCAGGCCGTGGCCGAGCGCTTCGACCACCTCAAGGCCGACATGCGCAAGGCCTGCCCAGACCTGCCGCCCGAGGCCGCCGATCTGGTGGTGACCACCATCGCCGAGGCGCGCAACACCTGGGTCGCTGAGACCGCCGAGCTCGTGGCCCAGAAGCTGCAGCCCGAAGACGACCCCGAGGCCGACGATGAGCCGCTGCCCGACTGAGACACAGCGCGCCATCGTCGACGCGCTGCTGGCCGGCCTGCGGCCGCTGCGCGCCGATGCGCCGCTGTCTCTCAGCCGCTGGGCGGCCGAGCACTTCAAGCTCAGCGCCGAAAGCTCGCACAAGCGCGGCGACTGGGAGGCCTACCCCTTCCAGCACGGCTTGCTCGACTGGATGGGCGACGACGCCATCCGCGAGGTCACCGTGCGCAAGGCCAAGCGCGTGGGTTACACCAAGATGCTGCTGGCGAAGATCGCCTACAACATCGCCCACCGCCGCCGCAAACAGGCGATCTGGCAGCCCACCGACGACGACCGCGACAGCTTCGTCAAGGCCGAGATTGACCCGATGCTGCGCGACGTGGCCGCCGTGCGGCCGTTCCTGCTGGCAGGCAAAGAAGACACCCTCAAGCTTAAGCAGTTCCTGGGCAGCGTGCTGCACACGCTGGGCGCCAAGGCTGCGCGCGCCTTCCGGCGCATCACGCTCGACGACGCGCTGCTCGACGAGGTCGACGGCATGGATGCCGTCGTCGAGAAAAGCTCCGACCCCATCACCCTGGCGCGCGGCCGCCTGGAGGGCGCGGCCTTCCCCAAGCTCATCGCCGGCACCACGCCGCGCGTCAAGGGAGCCAGCCTTATCGAAGGGCGCGAGAAGCACGCCGACGCCTTCATGCGCTACCACGTCGTCTGCCCGCACTGCAGCCTGGAGCACCCGCTGCTGTGGGGCGGCAAGGATGTGCGCCACGGCTTCAAGGGCGGCGGCCTGGGCGGTGATGTCGGCCCGGTGCGGCACGTGTGCCCGCACTGCCACGAGCCCATCAGCCAGGCCGAGTACCTCAGCATCTGGCGCGATGGCGCCTGGGTGTCGCAATGCGGCCAGTACCGCTACGGGCAAGACCGCACCTGGCGCAACGCCGAAGGCCAGCCGCGGCCTGCGCCAGCGCATGTGGCTGCGCACGTCTGGACGGCATACAGCCCGCAGCGCGAGTGGACCGACATCGTGCGCGAGTTCCTCGAGGCCACCGCCGAAGCCAAGGCCGGCCAGAAAGGCCCGCTCATGGGCTTCGTCAACGAGACGCTGGGCGAGCTGTGGGAAGAGGTCTTCGAGAAGGCCGACGAGCACGCCCTGCAGCGCCGCGCCAACGCCGAGCCCAAGCCCTACCGCAGGTTCACCGTGCCCATGGGCGGCCTGGTGCTGGTTACCGGCATCGACAGCCAAGACGACCGCTGGGAGTGCGTCACCTGGGCCATCGGCCGCGGCGAGGAAATGTGGTGCGTCGACTACTCCGTGATCTACGGCAACCCCGCCGACGAGCGCGAGTGGGCAGATAAGCTCGACCCCTACCTCGAAACCATCTTCCAGCACGCCAACGGCCGGCCCATGCGCATCGAGGCGGCCGCCGTCGACACCGGCGGCCACTTCACCCACCAGGCCTACAACTACTGCCGGCTGCGCGAGCGGCGCCGTGTCTTCGCCGTGAAGGGCGACGACAAGCCCACCAAGATGATCAAGGGCAAGGCCACCGTGCAAGACGTCAACTGGCGCGGCAAGGTGCTCAAGCGCGGCGTGCGGCTGTGGTACGTGGGCACCGACACGGCGAAAGACCTGTTCTTCGGCCGCCTGCACGTCGGCAAGGCTGGGCCGGGCTACGTGCACTTCTGCGCCGATCTCCCGGCCACCTTCTACACCGGCCTCACGGCCGAGAGCCGCGTGCCGGTGCGCACGGCGCGCGGCGTCGACTACAAATGGGTCAACACCAGGCGCGCGCGCAACGAGCCGCTGGACTGCACCGTCTACGCGCTCTTCTGCACCCACGCGCTGGGCCTGCACCTTCGCACCAGCAAAGAGTGGGACCGGCTCGAAGCCGCCGTGCAGCCCGCCATCGGCGATCTCTTCGAGCCGCCGGCGCAGCCAGCGCCCGCGGCTGAAGAGGGCGCCATCGTGCTGCCTGAAGAGCCGCCGGGCGGCGCCGCGCCGCTTGAGCTGGAAGACCCCGACGACGGTGTGCTGCAGATCCTCACAGCCGCCCCCACCCGCACCACGCCGCGCAGCGGCCCCTACCGGCGCCCCATGCCGCGCCGCTGACGCATGGACATCCTCACCCTCATCTTGCGCCACGTGCGCGAAGCCATCGAAGCCACCGGCGCGCCGCCCGATGCGCTGCAAGACGCGCTGGCCGAGGCCGAGCACAAGGTGCGGCGGACGGTTGGGGGCGCTGTGCACCACATCAGTCGCGTTCAGCCGCTCCCCGCCAAGGTGCGCGTGCTTGAGCTGCACGGCCAGGGCCTTAATGCGCAACAGATCAGCGAGCGGCTGGGGGTCACCGATCGCTATGCGCGCATGGTGATCGCCGCCGCGCGCGGCGACTGAGGCGGAACAACTCAAGCGGCGCACTTCCGCTGTGGTCGGAACAGTTCGGCTTGACCAGTTCACTGGCAGCACAGGAACACACCACCATGCCCACCACCGACCTCGCATCCCTGCGCAACGCCAAGCTGCAGGCCTTCGTCACTGCGCTCGGCAGCAGCGCCGTCGCGCGCCTGTACAGCGGCAGCCGCCCGGCAGGCCCCGGCAGCGCCGCCACGGGCACGCTCCTGGCCACGCTCACCTTCGGCACCGACATCCTGGCGGCCAACGGCGGCAGCGCAGGCAGCGTGACGGCGGGCGTGCTCACCACCGGCGGCTACACGCAGACGGCGGCCTCGCACGTCAACGGCACGCCCGGCTACATCCGCTGGTCCACGAGCGGCGGCACGGCCCTGCGAGACACCGACGTGACGGCATCGGCCATCACCGGAAATGTGCAGTTCAACGGCACCGTCGCGACGGGCACGAACATCACCGGCGCCATCAGCTACACCGACGGCGACGTCTGAGGCCTGCATGATCAACGCACCGAATCAGCCAGCCATCCCCGCGCTGCCGCAGCAGGCGACGTGGGACCAGCAGATGCGCTTTTTCGAGGCTCAGCAGCGCGAGCGCGTCGTCGAGTCCAACCGCGCCGTGATGCAGGCCATCTTGAGCGTGCAGACGACGCCGGCTTCGTTTGCCGCACCGACCCGCGCCGAGCTGGTCTGGCAGTACCTGCTGCGCCAGCCGCACGTCATCGGCATGACAGAGCTGCCCGCGGTGGACGCTGCGGTGCGCGTGGTCGACGCCTACCTCACCCGCTTCCCGCGCCCGTAAGCATGCCTGACCTCCTGCCCGCAGACCCCGCGGCCGTGATGCGCGCGAAGCGCCAGGTGCACGCCATCCGCAAGCGCGTTATGGCCGAGTGCAGGCGAGCCCGCCATCTTGTCGAGCTGGTCTGCGCGGCGCGAGTGATGACACGCTCGAGCGCCCGCTGGCAGTTCGGCCGCAGCAAGTTCGCCTGACTAAGTCGCGCCGTGGTGTCCCCAGTCGCCAGCAGCTACTCGGTCGCCGCCGGCCAGCCCATCTTCGCCGGGCGCGTGCGCTCGGGCTTCGTCGGTGGCGCGCGGCTGGGCAGCGTGGTAGCGGGCGGGGCGATGGCTGCGCCGGTGTCGGCGTTCGCGGGCGGCGCGGTGCTGCGGGGGACGGTGGCGGGTGGGGTGATGGAAGCGCCCGCTGTGCCCTTCGCTGTTCGCACCGATGCAAACTGGACGTGGTTCAACAAGCCCGAGGCGTGTCGCGTGGGTAATCTGCTTTACGTCGGCAGCGTCAACAGCGCGGGCGGAATTCGCGTGACGCAGCGCGACCTTGACACCACGACTAGCGACACCTTCCAACTTTCGACCGGCTTCGGCGCCGACGACCACAACAACGCCAGCGTGATCGACTGCGGCAGCGGCCGAATCGCCGCCTTCTACGCAGCGCACCCGGACCAGTTCATCCGCATGCGCGTGCAGACCACGCCGGGCGATAACACGGCATGGAGCACACAGCAGAACATCGAATTCGGCAGCGGCGGCCTGACGGACTACTACTACCCCTGCCCGGTGATCCTGTCGCAAGACCCGACGCAGCACTTCGTGTTCTTCAGGTGGCGCAACGGCTCGGGCGGCTTTGATCTTGCGTATGCCGTCTGCCCCAACTTCGCGGCCGGGCCTGCCGTCTTCGGCGCCGCGACCCGCATCGCCACCAACGGCCCGCAGCGGCCCTACTGGAGCATGTCCACCAATGGTGTGGACCGCATCGACTTCCTGCTGTCCGAGGGCAACCCGAACGAGATCACGGGTGGCGTGTGGCACTTCTACGCGAAGCTCGACGGCTCCAACGTGCTGCGCTTCTACACGACGAACGGCGTGGAAATCAGCGGCACGCTGCCGCACTCAATCACGGCGAAGTTCACGAACGTCAGCGGCGTCAGCGACCGCAAGCACTGGCACTGGGACGTCGCCATCGGCACGGACGACCAGCCGTGGGCGCTGTTCAACCGCATGGCGGCCAACGACGGCACGGACCATCGCTACCACTTCGCGCGCTGGAACGGCTCAGCGTGGGTGCATGCGCAGTTCACGGCTGCGGGCGGGTTCCTGTACAGCGGCGAGCCCTACTACTCGCGTGGCATGCACTTCAGCCGCTTGAACCCGGCGCGCATCTATGCCGGCGTGCCCGTGTCGGGCGTTGACCAGATGGGCATATGGGCAGTCGGCAGCGGCACGACCGTGACGAAGGTTCGCGATGTGACGACAGGCGACGGCGGTGTGCGTGCGCGCCCGACGAGCCCGGAGAACGCTGACAGCCGCTGCGAAGCCCTTTGGTGGGAAGGAACCTATGCCTCCTACACCAGCTATTCGACCGACGTTAAAGGAATCGCGGCATGAGTGTCGATCTTGCCGGCGCCGGGCCTTCTAAGCTGCAGCTGGGCCCCACGACGCTGGGGCTGAGCTACCCGTTCGCCATCTTCGTCTGGATGCTGCCCGACAACACCAGCACCAACATGATGGTCGCGGGTGTGGGCGACGACGGCGGCGCGGCTGAAGCCATGATTTACGCCGAGGGCGCCGCCAGCGGCAAGGTGCGCGCCTTCACGCGGGAGCCCAGCACAGGCCCGAACAGCACGACGAGCATTGCCGCAGCCTGGACGCCAGCCCTTGCTGTGTTCACGTCGGCCAGCAGCCGCACGATCTACTACGGTGCCGGCGCCTCTGTGACGGACACGGCGACGCTGACCGACAACGTGCCGGCGTTGGTGGACCGCATCGTCGTCGGCGTGCGCGGCATCGACGACAACTCGCTGCCCTATTCGGGGCTGGTGGCGCATTTTGCAATCTGGTCTGGCGGGACGGCTCTTGGCTCGACCGAGTGGGCGGCGCTGGCGGGCGGCGCGCTCCCTTCGTCCGTGTCGAGCGGCACGCTGTACGACTACTGGGCACTTACCACCGCGACCGCAACGCACACCGGCGTGAATGGCCGCGTGCTGACGGCGTTCAACACCACGACGGGGGCGAGCGATCCGGCTGCCGGCATAGGCTTTGCGGCCGGCGCCCGCCTCGGCCTCACCATCGCCGCCGGCACCATGCAGGCCATCGCCAGCGGCTTCGCGGCTGGCGCGGCACTGCGCCCCATCGTGGCCGGCGGCGCCCTCGGCCCGCAGCCCGGCGTGCTCACCAGCCAGCCCCTGCGCACCAACAACGGCACGCTGCTGGCGAGCGTGGCGCTCGACTACGTCGACGTGTACCTCGAGGCCTCGGGCGTGTTCGTCGGCCGCTTCACCGGCCTCAGCACCAACGGCGACGGCGTGTTCATGGTGACCAGCGCTCTGCTCACCCCCGGCACGGCCTACAAGCTCGACTGGCGGGCCGCCGCGGGCCAGCGCCGCATGCCGGTCGCCACCGCCGCCTGACGCGCCATGTCCTGGCTCTGCGACACCACCGAGCTCGTGCCCAGCGGCTGGCTGGCGTCCCTGTACGCCGGCCACGGCGTGCGCGGCGCCGACGTGCCCAGCACCGGCACCGATGGCCCCTCGGCGCTGTTCCCCTGCCTCACGCTGCCGGCCGATGCCGACGTCGAGGTGCGCGGCTTCGTCACCCGCTGGCCGGTGCTCGGCACGCTCGACCTGGCCGAGGACGGCAGCTTCATCTATGTCGGCGCCACGGATTACTTCGAGTTCAGGCTGCATGCCGACGGCGTGGCCAGCACCACCGACATCGGCTTCGGGCCCGGCATCGTGCGCGTGTCGCTCGGCGTGGGCGCGGGCGTCACCAGCGCCTTCGGCAGCGGCGCCAGGCTCGGCCTAGTCATCGCGTCCGGCACGCTCACCGGGGCTGTGGTGTCGGCGTTCGGGGTGGGTGCGGTGCTGCGGCCCGTGCGTGCCGGGGGCGCGCTGCTCGGCGAGATCGGCCCCATCACGCGCCGGCCTCGGTCGCTGACGCTGCGCTCCACGCGCCAGCGCATCGGCCCCCTCACTCCGACAACGGACGACACAGCATGATCCCGAACATCGACGCCGGCGCCACCTTCAACTACCGCGCCACGCTGCCCGACTACTCGGCAGCGGCGGGCTGGGTGGCCACGCTGTACCTCAACCCGCGCGCTGGCGGCACGGCGCTGTCGCTCACGGCCGCCGCAGATGGCAGTGCGCACCTCTTTCAGGCGGCTGGCACCGCCACCGCGGCGTGGGCTGCTGGCAGCTACGCCTGGGAGGTGTGGGTCGACAAGGCCGGCGAGCGCTACCGCGTCGACGGCGGCCAGCTGCTGGTGCGCACCACGCTTCTCTCCGCGGCGGGCGGCACCGACACCCGCACGCCCGCCGCCAAGGCGCTGGACGACCTGCGCACCGCCTGGGCCGCCTGGTGCGCCAGCGGCAGCTTCACCGCGGGCAGCTACAGCATTGGCGGCCGCACCATGCAGTACCGCAGCATTGCCGAGCTGCGCGCGGCAATCGCCGCGGCCGAGCGCGACGTCGAGGCCGAGAAGCGCGCCGAGCGCATCGCAGCGGGCCTCGGCGGCCGCACCCGCTTCGTGGTGCGCATGTAGCAGCTCGAGCTCTCCCGGAACAAGTCACCCGCCCGACTTCCGCGCCGCCCGCAAAAGTGCGGGCATGTCCTGGATCGATCGCCTCGCCCTCCGCATCGGCTTCGTGCCGGCCGCGGCGGCTGCCACAGAGCAGCGCCAGGCCGCCGTGCATGCGGCGCGGCGCGAGCGCGTCATCGCAGGCGCCCAGCGCCGCTCGCTGCTGGCGGCCCTGTCCACGCACGACGTGGGCAGCTGGGGCGCCGACTGGGTCAACATCAACGCCGAGACCGAGACCGGCCTGGCCACCGTCCGCGCGCGCAGCCGCGAGGCCTACTGGAACAACGGCTACGCCAAGCGCTTCGTGGGCATGGTGGGCCGCAACGTGCTGGGCCCCCGCGGCGTTGAATACCAGAGCCGCCTGGCGCAAGGCAACGGCCAGCCCAAGCAGGCCGTCAACGCGCGGCTCGAGGCGGCCTGGGCCGCCTTCGGCAAGCGCGGCGCGCTCGACGTCACCGGCCGCTACTCGTGGCGCTTGGTGCAGCGCCTGGTGCTCAAGCACGTGGCCGTCGACGGCGAATGCTTCGTGCGCTTCGTGCCCGGGCGCGGCCCGCACGGTGTGCAGATCCAGCTGCTGCCGGCCGATGCCGTGCCGCTCACCTACCGGGCAGACCTCGGCAACGGCCGCAAGGTGCGCCAGGGCATCGAGGTCGACGAGCTCGGCGCCGTGCAGGCCTACTACCTGCGCGGCGACGACGTCACGCTCGACACCGTGGGCGAGTGGGCCGGCTCCACCAGCCGCCTGCTGCGCGTGCCGGCCGACGAGGTGCTGCACGTGGCGCTGCCCAATACCATCGGCCAGCTGCGCGGCGTGCCCTGGATGGCCACGGCGCTCAAGCGCATGTACCAGGCCGCCGACTTCGCCACCAGCGGCTTGAACAAGGCGCGCGAGAGCGCCAAGCGCGGCGGCTGGCTGCAGGCCAGCAGTGACGACGCGCCCAATCTGCCCGTCGAAGAGCTGAGCGATGGCGAAGACGCTGCCGGCCAGGCCTACGCCAGCCTGCACGATGGCACCTGGGAAAAGGTGCCGGCCGGCTACACCGCCCAGCCCTTCGAGAGCGACTACCCCAACATCGAATACGGCCAGTTCATCAAGGACTGCGTGCGCGACATGGCCGGCGCGCTCGACGTCGCGTACATCACGCTGGGCAACGACCTCGAGGCCGTCAACTACAGCAGCGGCCAGCTCGGCCTGGAAGACGAGCGCACCTTCTGGTGCGAGCTGCAGGAGTGGCTCACGCACGACGCGCTGGTTGCCCCGGTCTTCCGCCGCTGGCTGCGCTACGCGCTGGTGGCCGCGCCCGATCTGCAGAGCCTGCAGTACGAGCGGCTCGACCAGTACGCCGAGGCCGCCTCGTGGATGCCGCACCGCTGGCGCCCGCTCGACCCGAACAAGACCGTGAGCGCGCAGCGCGAAATGCTGGCGCTGCGCCTGACAAGTCCCCAGCGCTGCATGCGCGAAGCCGGCGTCGACCCCGACGAGGTGCTGCAGGAATGGCGCGAGTGGCAGACCAAGACCGCCGATCTGCCCGCCGCGCCGCCCATGCCCGGCGCCGCGCCGGCACCCGCGCCGGCGCAAGCCGCCGCCGAAGACGACGACCCTAACGCCGCCCGCCTGCGCCTCATCGCCAGCCGGGCCCATGGAGCCTGACCCCATGCCGCAACTCACCGAAGACCCCCGCACCGACGTGCGCAAAGCCCAGGCCGGCAAGCAGATGCGCGCCGCGCGCTACCAGCGCGACACGCTGGACGCACAGGCCCGCACCGTCGAGCTCGCCTTCGCCAGCGAGGAGCCCTACCGCCGCTGGTGGGGCAACGAGATCCTGGACTGCACCGCCGGCTCGGTGGACATGGCGCGCCTCAACAGCGCGCACCCGCTGCTGCTCAACCACGACATCGACCAGCAGATC